TCGGATTACTTCCGACGAGCTTTACGACCACGGCGCATGGCATACTCCAAGTAAAGAGGGCCACTTGTAAGGGCAAGCAGCCATACCCATCAAACTCAATTAGCGGCGGGTTTTACGACCGCGTTTGCTGGTGCGATACATTGAAACCTCACTTTCGGGTGTAGTCCCGAGTCATGCGGGATGAATTTCCTGCATTGCCCATCCTATTCGTCTGTGTGCGATACGTCAAGGTTGGAGTTGTAGGTTTGTCCAATGTCTTTGTCGTAATTCTTGGCTGATCACCCGTGCGGGTGGTGTTTTGCATTGCCATTACTTCTCCTTAGGAGGCTGCATAGCGGCTTGCTGGGCTTGAGCGGCCTCCATCTTCTTGAGACGCTCTTTCAACTGCTGCTTCATTGGCGGTTCCAGCAAGTCTAGCAAGGATTCCTTGTCAATTGCACCTGCTTTGAGGAGATTGAACGCCAATTGCCTCGTATCCTCCATAAAGATTGGAGAATTGGAGTGTGCGTCCACTTTTACGGCGTAATTCTTAGGCAATTGCTCTGCAATGAACCGATTGCCCTTGATGTCGGTGTAATGCGTGTCGGAATAGCACTGCATCAGCTTGAGATACAGCGTAGCCATCTTTTCCAGCGCATCTTCGATCACTAACGCCCGTTTCTTGGCTCTGGATGACCCCAGACGGGCAAGTTGCGAGGCGTGACCGCTAGATCTTACCCCTGCTTCACCCCGGCCTTGCAAGACGGAGACGATGCCAGATGCTTCTTCAAACATTGCATCGATCTCTTGGATCTCACGGAACAAGTCGGGCGGGACTTGAGGTGCAAGTTTCTCAACCTTCGCATTTGGCATATCGGTAGAGAGAATTCCTCCAGCGCGGTTAAGAGCGAAGTTCTTCTCATCTAGGATCCCCGTAAAGCCAATGAGGGCAGACGGTGGGTTCACCTGCTTGGATAGCAGGTCAAGAATCTCCGTCATGCGTTTGTTACGCATCTGCTGGAGATAGATCAGACGCGACACTTCTGACTGACCCCAGAAGTAGTCGTACAAGGGTAAGGGGCAAACCTGCACAAAAGGCAGCTCCCCTTTTAGGAAAACTGTTTCACCCGGCCTGTCGTAGATGATGATATCAGGGTCTGCTTTGGTGACAACCTGGTAGTCGTTGGTGTCATCGTTCCACAGCCAGAGTTCCGTCATCTGCACGGTTGGCTCGGAGACTTGGGCTTTGTAGCGATTGCCGCCAGACAGATCAAGGTTGACGTTGCCGTACAGAGTCGGGTCCGTTTGGCTCATAATAATGCGCTGCACGCCGTTAGCCACTTCCGTGCGGTCGTGCTGGGCATAGGTCACACGGTTGACCAGTTCTTCCCGTCTAGGATGGCTGTAGAGCCGGTTGTACAACTCAGACTTGGTGATGTAGTACGTCTGGATCAGCGCCTCTTGGCGGTCCGTGTACGGCACATCTTCGCGCAACACGCCGATCGTGCTTGGCTCGACTAGGTACGGGTTGATGCCGTTGCGGTAGACGAGTTTGACAAACGTCGTGTTGTAGGCCAGCGCCCACGACACGGCGGAGGAAAACACTTGGTCAGCGTTGCTGTTGAGCCACTCGTCGTTTAGTGCGCGGGTTAGAACCGGCAGCTTGGCTTGTTCTTCCTCTGCTACGTCTGCACCGAGATCGATAGAGAACCGCGTGGTCTCGGCAGAGTAGAGAAAAGAAGATAGCTGATCTATGTGCGGAAAGATTTTGTTATAGAGAGCCGGCGCTTCGTCCGGCCCGTTACCAAAGAGATACCAAGAGCGTAGCCCACCGTAGTCAGTGCGCCGGTCCGGCATGGAGACGGAACACTTCTCAATGACGTCGAGAAAGAATAGTTCTCGATCTAGAGGTGAGCTAGGAATTCTCATGTGGGTATGCTTAGGTTTTCGTGGTCAGACATATAGCTTGCCGCTTTCGGGCCAACCAGACGGCCTGTCTCGTGCGGGTTCATCGAGACTGGCTCGTCACGCACGGGCTTGGCAACTCGTCCGGCCATAGCGGTTTCTAGGTTGATGTTCTGGAACCCGCCGCCCCAGATTGCAGCGTCGCCTGGGCGGGGTTCTTTCTTCTGCTCCACCGGGATCTGGTGGTGGTGCATCCCGGATTGAGACTCGCCCTCACGGACCGACTTGATATCGGTCATGTTGAAGTCTTGCGCGAGGTTACGCAGGGTATTGTCGGCGTGCTTAGTCTTGTCAGACTTGAGAGACACCGGCTTTAGGAAAACCATGTTGAGTTCTGCGGTGCAAAATTTGATAGGGCAGACGGGTTCGTAGGATTCAAACAAGCCGTGTGCGGAGCAAAGGTAGTCGTGTAGAACGCTCATAAGATGTCATCCAGAGTGGAATAAGAATAGTCGTGACGATTGCGTGGCCCAATAGATAATTTAAATCCGTCTGGTGTGTGAGTAATCCCCATGTGTGGAATGATAACGGGTTGCGGTGTCTTACGATAGTCAACGTATTGAGTCTTGTCAGGACGCTTCATGATCCTGACGTTGCCGTCGCGCCAGTGCTGGTAGGCGGAGGATACGCGACGCTGAACCTGCTCTGTGAGTTTAGTGTTCTCGTATACGAAAACGTCTGCAAATGTTCTCTTTTTCATGCCGCACAGTTCGGCAAACTTCTCCAGCGAGATGCCACGAGACTGGTCGTTGATGAACCTTCTCATCAACATTTTCAGTTCGTGTTTAGGAATTACGGTGTTCAATTCTGTATCCGATGCGGCTCAGGAACATAAAGAACTCTATCTCGCCGTAGACCTTCTGGACAAGCTCAGGTGAAAGAGTGCATGAAATGTGCTTGTGGCCCACCAGCTTTCTGGACGTAGCGTGATGCCCGACAAGGGTATCAAACTCTAGGTCATCGTGGAAACCCGGCCCCAGGTACTCCACCGAGAATTGTTTGGCAATGTGGTTAGGGGCATATCTCACGCCCACGTTCTCCAACTGGGGACGCAGCAGCCCTGAGAGCTGTACATCCTCGTTGATATACGGCTGGACGTTAAAGAGTTTGTGCAAGATGCCGTGCTTGCTGGGAGCCTGCAAGAACTTGCGGCTACGCAGAGAGAACCCGCCGTTCTGCACAACGGTCACATCTGTCTCTGTCTGCCAGGTGAAGTTAAAGAACGCTTGCTCGCCCTTTATACCCATGTGGGTAGGAGCGCCCACATAGTCGTACTCGTAGTAGACATCCGTGAAGTTCTCACCGTTGAGAACCCAGCCATCGTCTTGGACAACCAGGCAGTATTCAGTCTCGATGTAGTGCTGCAGGGCGTACATACAAAAGATTGAATACTGGTAGTAGTCCAGCGGTGCAGTCTGCTTCCACGCTATGTGGTCTGGCAGGGTCGCAGGGCGATCCGGCGAGATCAGCAGACCTTTGCTACCGGGTAGTTCCCGCAGGCTGTGTACGAGGCTGGGAATCGCGCTAGCACCGTCGTTATGCCCGTAGATGGCAACGATGGTGAGGTCAGTGTGTCGTGCCGGGGTCGCCATATAGCCCAATCCGTTTGAGGTAGGTTGAGACGTTGCGACCACCTGCGAGTTGCTCAGGAGTAGAGACTTCCTCGTCGTGAGAAACTTTTCTGGTATGTCGCATCGCAATGAGTCGGGGCTGTACTTGCTCTGCCCACGCGACGGTTGCCAGCGCTGCCGCAATAACACGGTCATCTTTGCCTCGACCGGGCGCACCAATAAACCCACCTTCTCGGACGATGCCCTTCATCTCGTCAAGAAGGTCCATAGATTTGATGTCCATGAGACCACGCTCGAAGTAGTCTTTCATGTAGGTGAGCATCCTCTCCTTTGTCTGGCTAGTCGTCAAGAAGCCTATGGAGTTAGAAAGCCCACCCATCGTATCGTTGCGACGCCAGATGTAGTTGGACATAGAACCCAATACGTCTAGCAGGTTCTTGCCAGCCCCACCAGACTGAGCAGACGCCATCCTCTTGAGGTTACGCAACTCGTTGATGACTGCCTGACCAGGCCCGTTCACCTCTAGGTTAAGCGTAGAGTTCTTGTACGCACCGGCAAGGTGGGCAATAACCCACGCAAACTGGTAAGTGTTCATCTCGCTAGTGGCAAACTCTGCCACCTGCTCTAGACCATCTGCGTAAACACGGAAGACTTGGATAGAGAAACGGTCTGCCCAATCGGATGACCCATAAGCAGGGTCTGCACCGATGACGTAGTAGGCAGAATCTACCGGCTGCTCCCAAACCTTGAGCGTGCCAAGTTTCTCAGTAGAGCGCAGAACGTCCGTGTCTTGGAACAACGCCCCGAAAGCATAACGGAAACACTCCGGCGTTAAAGACTTAGAAGCCTTGGCAGCATCAGTACACCGGGCATTTGAGAAGAAGCTCGTACCAGTCATCACGAATGCGTAGTCTTCCGTAGGAGGAAACTCCTGGTACATCAGCGCATCGTCCTTGATCCCCTCGTGCAGCTTCCATCTCCACCACGCCATTTGCCTGCTGTTGATCTCCACACCGTACAACTTCTTGATGTCCTTCACCCACTCTTTTTCTTCCCCAGTTAATTTGCCATCCCAATAAACTTTATAGACCGCAGAGTCTGCAGGCACGGAATATAGTTCATTTCTCCACCAGCCACAGAAGATAGCCCTCTGAGTTCTAGCCTTCTTAGCCGTCACATACATATCGTGGAACATATTGAACCCACGAGCAGTGCTCTCGAACAAGTACAACCGCTGCGGGTTGGTCTCGGCAAGAGAAGCCAAGAGAGACGCTAGGCCCTCCTCATCACCCCAACTGGATGTCTCAGTACCATGCAGGTACGTTATGGCCTTACCGCGCCCCAGAGACCCCTTAGAGCGCAACCCAGCAACCTGGTAAAACAGTCTTGACCTGTTCTTGAGAGATAGATGATTCCTATTATGAGCAATCATAGGAATTTTATATTCTCTTGGGAGACCATCTATGTACATAGACAAGGTACTCCTAAACATATCCCTGTTCTCTTCTGTGTCTGTCGTCAATGTACCCTGTAATCCAGGATGTACAAAATGCCAATACAGATCCAATGCCAAAGAGATAGTAGTAATACCTAACTGTCTACCCTTCAATATCACAAAGAAATGGATGTCATCCTGTAAACCTTTAGATATCTCATCCATAATATATGTCTGAGTACCTAATAGTTTATCCATTTTCTTAAGACCATGTTCCTTGGTCTCAATCTTTAACTCACTACAGAATTTATAGAACTGCGCTAGATTAAACATAGATCCAACCCGTTTTTTCTTGGGGGGGAGAAGCGTTGGGTGCACGCCTACACGGGGGTCATGACCCATCGCCTGGGCCTACTGCTGTGCTCGGATGGTAGCACGGTTGTCGGTGGTACTGCCCAGACCGATCCTGATCAGTGCTCAGTGCTCAGACAGGTCTACAGATCAAGCAGTGATGCGGTTAGAGCAGAGCAGGAACGGCCAGTGTCCCGTGTAAGAAGAATCGACCAAAACGTATGAAAGGGAGGATTGTGGTGATCACCCGCTCACTTCCTCATCCGTCGGGTCTGCAGTACAGGTAGGAACATCCTTACCTATACTATATATACAGTAGGTACAGGTAGGACAGTGTAGAGAGGTTGACAGGTGGTACAGGTAGGACAGGTTGACAGGTAGGATCGGTGATGCTGTAGTACTGTATAGATAACCATTAGGGAAAGTACCTAGTAAAAAAAAAGTATTATCGGTTGACAGGAGATAATCAGATTGATATTATGTTCTCACTGTCTTAGATCAAGACAGATTATCTTATAGGGGAACATCATGCAGTATCAACAAGCACTCAACATCTTCAGTACTACAGAAGACAAGCTCAACAAGTTGCAACCAGGTCAGTGGGTGTATGCGGGTAGCAGGTCTTCCATGGGTAGGTTCTGCCGTATCAAGGCTAATGGTGTTGTTGTGGTGTCATGGGCCGGGAACATGAAACATTTCCAGACACTCAACCAGTACTCTAAACGCTGATCTGCTGACAACGCGAAACCCTCTTCGGAGGGTCTACCGGTAGTGCCGGCACTGATGAGCGTAGAACACCCTACAACCGATCTTGAACCCGTGCAGGTAGGGTAGCCTTGCCTGCACATTTCCCGGCCCGTGTTGGGCCTCTTATCGCCCCTTTCGGGGCATCTTTGGAGTGTTGACCATGTTGTACGAAGAACTACAGGCAAAAGCCGCTGAGATTCTGCGTCAAGCAGAGGAAGTCAAGCAGGAAGAGAAGCGGCAAGCTATCGAGGCTTGCAAGGCCATGATCGCCAGTTACAGCATCACCGCTGCCGATCTGAAGCTACAGCCCGGTAAAGGATCGTTGCCGAGCAAGGGAGAACGCAGGACCGTCCCGCCTAAGTACCGTGATCCGGTATCTGGTGCTACATGGTCTGGTCGTGGCAAGTCCCCGCGCTGGATCAACGGGCACGACAAGTCCGCCTACGCCATCTAATCTTATCGGGGCGGCTAACCACCGCCCCATCATCGAGGACCCATCGTGTTATCAATCATATTCTTAATTTCGTTTTGTACCGGCATTGCCGGGGCCATGATAGGCGACCTAGAGGTTGCGTTCGTTGGCCTGATCATTGCCATCGTGTCAGGCATTGCGGGGATAGACTCGTGAACGGCGAGTGGATGGTCAAAGATGTTTATTATGAGGATGGTATCCCTAAGATCATTCAAGACCCCGTTAATAAACAGTGGGAGGAACTAACCTCGGGAGATATTGAAGCAGCGTTCTACCATGTAGAGTTCGACAAGGCATATATATTCTATAAAGACCCTAGCAAGTGGACAGTGGCATTCGCTAGGATGATAGAAAAGATATTGAGGGAGAAGAACGCATGAGATTAAATAGATTAAATAGGACGGAAACAGTTACGGTTAGACTTGACCCGGAAACAAAAACCCGTGCGGCAGAGGCTGCACAACAATCCAGAAGAACATTGTCATCTTGGATTGAATATATTGTTATTGGAGAATTAGAAAAGGAGGATAAGGATGGACAACGAACAAGCAATCTTTAACTATTTGAGTGATAAAGGAGAGATGTTCGTTACTGACATGAGCATCTCTGGTATGCCCAGATCGTCCCTCAACGCCAGGCTGTCCCTCATGGCGAAGTCAGGGAAGATTGAGAGAAGGTTAGAGTGGAACGAGGCCATCGGGAAGCAATGCTGGTTGTACATCCCACCGAAAGCAGAGAAAACTTACCAGTCATCTAACCCATTCCGAGGAGAACCCGAGTACGCGTACATCCTGCGGAACTTCTCACGCCTAACAATATAGGATCAAAACAAATGAAATTTGAAATGAGTTATGAAAGCCTTATGAAAATTTTTGTGAACCATATTAAGCGTGAAAATTTCTCGAAAGAGGAACTTATCATCATGATTGCACAAAAAGAACTGCTGTCTTTTTTGAACGAGGAGATAGATAAATTCAAAAAGTCAAAAAAGAAGACAACAAAGACTACCACTACAGGAAGAAAGACATGAAACCCGATGACATCATCCGCATGGCGGAAGAGGCTGGCTTTCCTATTTGCGTAGGGTTTTTTGGGGAGATGATGGGAACTTTCGCCAACCTTGTCGCCGCGCATGAGCGGG